CATTTAAAAAATGTTGCTCATGAGTTTTAGTAAACCACTGGTCATCAACCATTTTTAAAAAGTCGCTTGAAGTATAGGGTATCTGTATATCAGCCTGTTCTTTAAAAACATAACATAACAAAGTAAAGCAGTCCATACCTGTAGTTGGGTCTGTACCAAAAAGTTTATAAGGGATGTCTGTATATTTATTAAACCATTGATTCATGGCGATATAAGGCGCATATACGTTTTACCCAATAGTCAGATAAAGTTTCTATACGTGAGACCCCTCTCTCTTCAATATGTAGTATTTGAGTCGGTTTTAAAAATAACCCAAAATGTATAACTAAATTTGAGTTTAGCGACTTAAAAGCTATTACATCATAGTTTTCAGCGTCTGTCAATTTAACTTTTAGAGCACACGTTGAAGCCCATCTGTCTACATGTTCAGTAGAAAAATGCTTTAACCAAGCTCTTGAGTGGGGGTAAGAAGGTAATGTAAATTCTATACCAAGTTCGTTTTTGTAAAATAGTCGTATCAATTCAATACAATCAACTACTCCATATTCATGTTTTAATCCTAAATATTTTTGTACCATTCAGCTAACTCTGGAAAAACGCTCTCAAAAGACTCACTCCTATATAAATCGGATCTAAAGTTAAATAGTTTAAATTTTTCAGTCAAGTGTGAGTCGTCACGTGACATCATATGTTTTAAAGAATCAATAATAGAGTTAATTTCGTGGGAAGATAGTTTTTGATTACTATTAAGATAAACTTTGTAATTAGATAAAATTTTTCTTTTTACTTCTTGTGAGAAAATGGTTGTTGAATGAAAGTTTCTATTTTCACAATTAGTTATGCTAAAGGTTTTATTTATACTTTTGATCCACTTAATTAACTCAATATTACTAGTTATTGAGTAGACGCTACTCACAAGAGAAAATGTATTAATATATTTTGAAAACTTTTCAGAGTTATTTTTAAAAAGATCCATATCTAAACCTTTTCTTCCATATTCAGCTCTTTTTTCAAAACCCTCTATACTAGGCCACAACTCTACACTCTTAAAATGAGACCATAAATATTCTAAATCATATCCTTTAAAAGACCCTTGATATGATAAATTAGTATTATAGGATAATTTTATACCTTTTGCTATACCGGAATCGACAAATAGTTGTAACATTTTATAGTGACCTTCTTGAACAAAAGGCTCACCACCAGCAAAATATAACACCTTTATATACTTTTTAATTTTTTCTAAATCTTCCCAAAACAAGTCATTATCTGTCCAGTAATCATAATGGTTTGGAGAATTTGTAGATTTCACTTTATGATACTTTTCTTCTTTTGACCAAGAAGAGGATGCGAATGATCCGCACATTCTGCAACTAAAATTACAAAGATTTCCAAAACGAAAATCTAAATAAATTGGAGGACTATCTAAACTACCATCTATGTTTGTTTTAGTATATAAATTAGAGTACTGCGAGTAAAGAGAGTTCATTCTTTTTCTATGACTCTCTATTCCATTACTTTCCCAGTTATAGCATACAGCACAGGGGGTAGGTTTTTCATTATTTAACATACCTAAACGAAGACTTTTCATATACTGAGAATTAAACGCTTGTAAAGGAGACAGGCCTTTACCAAAAAAACTGTCTTTACTACCTAATGTAAAACAGCAAGGAGCATAATTACCCTCAAGGTCGCCGTGTTGGTGAATCCAAGGTAATATGCAAATTGAGCTATTATCCGCGAGGAATCGTTCGTCCTGTCCCAGGAAAGCCTCCAAAATGAAGTTGATTATTACGAAGGGTGCAAGCTAATAAAGATTTTGAACAGACATCACCCGATGAGTCAGCTGCAGTCTGATTATTAGCAGCTATAGGATTAGCATTGGCGGTCAATACGGGAGAAGATCCGGGAATAGGATCACTACCAGGACCTGGATATTGACATTCAGGACCTTTATAAACCCACTGACAAGTGTTTTTATAAAATTTGCGTTTAGGTGTTACTAGCTTAAAGTACTGAAGCCATGAGATTAAATTAAAAGTAGCTGTATCATCACTTAGTTTTTCAAGTTGGTCAATCTTAAACTTGTCTTCTACATAAGACTCTGAATCGGCTAACGGATTAACGATGTATAATGCTTCTCCTATAGGTATGTCAGCTTCTAAATCATTACTCAGAAATAAAAACGAATTTCTTTCAATTGATTGAATTGTTCCCTCAATAGTCCCTGAGCGAGCTCTAACATTATCACCTACTCTGTATGGCAGAGTATTATAAACCTCAATTACATTACTACTTACTGATTGAACACTGCTGTACTCAGGCCAGTAATCTAGAAAATTAGCAAAAGTAGTTTTTATTTCTACAACGCCACCTAATAAATCCCTGGTATCTTGTTTTTGCTCTGTCCAAGTGCCCCCAACAGCAAGAGTTTGTGTTCTATCAAAAGATGCATTAGAGCGACCGTAATATCCTACTATGTCTGCATCGTAATTCAATCCGTCTGGGTTGCCTGTTGTTCCAACAACTGTTCTTGGATCGATACCATTTACTAGTTCACCATTAACAGTCGCAGTTACAGAATTTGAAGAGTTATTTCCGGCTAAAAACGGATCTTCTATTAATCTGGTAATTATATTATCTACATTAAAAACATCTAAAGTTATTTCATCTACTGAGCCTTCAGATCCCTGCCCTAACTTAGAAGCGTTAACCGGAAAAGGAATATAAGAAGTGCCGCCATAAGACACGTTATAAGATAAATCAGAAGTTAAATCACCTACAACTTCTGCAAAACGAATTGGAAATTCATTAGGCCATGCTTTGCCTGCTCCCTGCCCTGTTGGGTTACCTGCGTCATTAGGAGGATACCACTCTCCAGGATAGTATATAGTATAAAGTCTTACAATAGGATTTTGGGAAAAAGAATTTTTCTCTGCTTTAAAAGCACTAGGAGTTATAGAAGATATAGTTGCAATTGCAGTAGTAGAGTTAGCTGATATAACATTACTTACAAAATTAGAAGTAGAGAGTAGACCATCACCGCCTGAGCCAGTAGCTAAAGTAATGGTATTGGAATGCACTACCTCTGAAGAGGAAAATTCTTGTTGTATATTATTAAGCTTTACCTTAATTTCATTGGTACTTAGATTTACGTTTGCAATAATACCAGAAGTAGCAGTAGTATTACCAACAAGCACGTTAGTGGTAACAAACCCAAAAGCATTATCAACATTTAATATTACATCATAGGAGCGAGCGCTCATCAGTCAAAGACCTCTTGCAGGTTAAAAGATACCATATAGAAATTTTCTGTCAATCTAGAACCTGTAGAATAAGTTTGCTCAATTGATAGAGGACCTTGGAATCTTGTAGTAATTGTACCAGTTTCATTGATGTGTGACAAGTCAAAACTAAAAGATTCAAATTCTCCACTTCTTGCGTTGTAAAAGTTCTCAATAGCTGTTTTCTCAACCCCTGTAATTGATGTATATTTTATATCATAAGAACGCTTAGATCTTCTTGAACGAAGTCTGCGTTTCTCATAACCAGCTTGTGAAGCAAAAGTGTTAACGTCAAAAGCACGTGTAGATGATATGCCTTTATCAGGCTTCCTATCGGCCATTGAAGTAAAACGGTCACTAGTTTCTACGGCTGCAGTAAAAGATCTAATAGTAAGAGTGTCTGCAGTTGATTCAGATCCTAGAGGAGCTCCGGATTGAACTGTAAGGGCGTTAGAAGAGGTAATAGGCTGAATAGATTCAGTTTTGTATCTCGCTACGTGAGCCAAACGAGCAAAAGATATACCCCCATTAAAAAACTCTCCTGTTGAGGCGGTGTTTGAGTTAGCGCCTATAGACACATTACCACCAGTAGCTGTTGCTGCTACATAAGTTTTATGAGCAACTTTTACATTATTTACATATAATCTGAGATTATTTTGAGTAGCATCATAAGAAACTGCTACATGGTAGTTAGAACCACCATTAGCATTACCTCCGTAAAGTTCTGTTACTCCGCCTAAGCGATTTATCACAAATCCTACATTAGAGTTTGCTCCTACTAAACGAAGATTATAGTTGTTCGTAGCATCTCCATGACGAGCAAATAGGGTTTGATTGGCAGTCATAGAAGTGCCTGTGTCGGGACGAATCCACATATCTAAAGTAAAAGAACGATCATTGGTATTAAAATCATCACTAGAAGGTATTTGTAGATAGTCATTACTTCCATCTAGTGTGACATACTTGTCTGCTCCAAAGGTAGCGTATGCAGCTGAACCACCAACAAAAGTTACAGTATGAGCAGAGTCGGATTCATCAGTAAGAGCACCAAAGAAGTTCGTGAGTAGTTTTGTAGCTACATTATCAGAAATATCAATCCCATTTACTCCCAAAGCAACTGAGGGATACGTGTAAGCGTCAGGACTTTGATACACACCTGATAAAAATACTTGTAAGTCACTAGAGGATACGATATTTGCCGAACCAGGAAGTGCAAAAGAAGTTTGATGAGCGTTAATTACATAAGAATTACCGTTTATAATTGTTGCTGCGGAGTTTGAAAATTCAGCTGCTAAAGATGAATAGGTAGCTCTAAGCTGTTTAAGTACTGGGGGTACGGAGACAGTTTGTAAAGTTAAATTTGAAGCATTAGGAGCAGCAAGAAAGCTAGCTGTTGCTCCTGCGTTTGAAATAGTATACGCAGTGGTTTGTTGTAAAACACCGTCTATAAAAGCAGCTACCTCACCTACATGCGCTACAGCAGTAGCTAAGTTAAATTCAGTTGAGACGGCTCCTGTTGAACTATAGGTTACAGTACTAGTAACTGGAAAAGCTGTAATAGGAGCGGTTGCATCAGTTGGGTAAGTTGCCATTCTTTATTTCCTTAAAGACTTCTTGATCGGGCCATTATTACGTAAGTCACGAGTAATCATATCAATAATAATTTTGTCACCCTGTATTCTCGGAGCAGCTGACTGTACGTTCTTTGGTGCACCTTCATTGTTTAGATTAACTTGAATATTTGGAGGTGTCAAGTTTTTTCCGGTCGCATTCATCTGATTAAGTGCTGCGCCACCTATTGCTTTTGCTGCTGGACGACGCATTACAAACTCACCTGGCTCTAAGAGTGCTGGAACACGGTCACGAGACTGAACAGCACCACCTGCAGCCATTTTACGAACTAAACCACCAGAGGCTAATCCAAAATTATCATCGCTAAAATCAATACCTCCAATGGAAAAACCACCTGTTGCGCCTGCAGATGGCCCACCAAAGTTTCCTTTATCATCTGTGCCAAATTCAAAACCTCCACTGCTGCCGCCACCGCCTGCTGGTCCAGATAGTGCTTTAGTAAGACTTCCAGAAAAAGACCCACCAGAAGGAATTGTGATACCGAATCCGGAGGCGTTTTGATAAGCACCAGACAGAGCTAATTGACTGGCTTGAGTAGCATTTAAAGCTCTACCCCCACCTAAACCAGGAGCATAATCACTTCTACCTGATTCACTCATTGCATTATATTCTGCAGTAGTCAAAGCTGATTGACGACCTGGAGCTTCAAAATTTGCTGTGATAAAGTCTTGTAAGCTTGAAAACTCTACACCAGACCCAGCAGCTCTAAATCCTTTTGAGCCACCCATTGTTGCAGCGACATCACCACTATACCCAAGCTTATCAAGAGCAAAAGGATCTATGCCAGAAGTTACACCGAATTCATCAGCTCTCATAAAGTTACCTGAATTGGTCACATCACCAGGTTTAAAAGAACCTTTATAGCCTGTAGCCATCTGACCTGTTCTTTGCCTAACCACTGATCTAGCTTTTCTTGCTGAAAGAGAGGCTGGAGACGGTGCTTTTGCAAATAAATTAGGAACATCGAACCCTAACATTGCGCCTACAATAGAAAGAGGAATACCTCTGAATCCGTCAGCTCCTAGCATATCAGCTAAATTACCTTTTGGATCGAAAGTAGCATCTTGAATCGCTTTATTTGTAATTGCGTTCTGAAGTTCAAATTGGTTTACTGAAGCTGTTGAACCTGGAGCACCGGTTACTTTAGTGCCTCCTAAAAGAGCTTCCATAATTTTTGGATCTCGTTCTAAGGGTTTTAAACCAACACTTCCTGCAATACTAGATCCTCCTGTGAACTGTGAAAAAGCAGAGCTTGCGTCATTCATAATATTGCCACTAGCTAAATTTACATACCCCAAAACTTTGTCAATAATACCTTTTTCTTTTGACTTTGATTTTTTACCTCCCTTGAACCTTTCCTGACGTTTTTTAACATCACTTGGTTTATTAGATAATCCTCTATCTAAGAAATCAAATAGTCCTGCAGTCTGTATAGTTCCACTAGTTTGTAGAGAACTTTGCTTGCCTATACCCAGCATATCTTGAACAGCTTTTAAAGCGTTTGAAGGTGTTGCAGGAGTTGATGTAGAAGGTGCACCTTTCATACTATTTATTTTATTATTAGAATAACTAAAGGCTCCGCCAACACTTTTAGACTTGTTAGCTTCGTCTTGTGCGACAGCTCTAGCCTGAGACGCAGAAAGACCCATTGCTTCTAGCTCCATCGCTCTAGCAACACTATAAGTAGCATTGCCTTGCATAACTTGACCACCACTTTGGAGTTGTTGGGGAGCTGCATTCATGCGCATCATAGTGCCTAAACCAGCCTGTTTTACAGCTTCTTTACGCATGACAAACTCGCCTGGCTCTAGCATTGCAGGTACTCTATCGCGCTTCATACCGCCACCAGCCATATGGACAGGACCACCAGCTGCT